CGGCGCTGGCCGCTGAGTGGGCGCCCGATGCCGGGATGGTGGCCGGAGCTGGCGCCATCTCCTACGGTGCCGGCCTGATCTATGTGCCCGCGGGCTGGATCGTGGGCGGCCTGTTCCTTCTGGCTGTCGGCTGGATGGCTGCGAAGGGTGGCAAGTAATGGGGTTCCTTTCGCGCGTCGTGGCCGAGCAGAAGGCATCGGACCCGCTGGCGATCTGGGCTGAGATGCTGCGCGCCGGCCGCACGTCCAAGGCTGGGCCGACGATCAACCTGGAGAACGCGCTGAAGGTGGCCACCATGTTTGCCTGCCTGCGCGTGCTGTCGCAGGGCTGCGCACAGGTGCCTTTCAAGCTGTTCCGCGAAACGACCGTCAACGGCTTGAAGAACATAGAGCCGGCGCGGGGCCATCGGCACTATGACCTGGTGGCCACGAAGCCGAACGACTGGCAAACGAGCTTTGAATTCCGCGAGCAGCTGGTGATTCACGCCGGCCTGGGCAATGCCTACGTGTGGAAAAGCCTGGTGATCGGCGGCAAAGTGGCCGAAATGATCCTGCTGGACCCGGGCCGCATGGAGGTCCAGCACCCGAATGAGTTTGAAGCCCCGGTGTACAAGTACACGCTGAAAGACGGCAGGGTCATTTTCTTCGACACGCAGACCATCTGGCACGTCCGCGGCCCGAGCTGGCACGGATTCGCCGGTCTGGACATCCTGCAGATGGCGCGCGAGGCGCTGGGCCTGAGCATTGCAACCGAGGAATCCCATTCCAAGCTGCACGCCAAGGGTGTGCGTCCGTCCGGGACGTATTCGGTGGACGGCAACCTGAGCCCGCAGCAGTACGCCGACCTGAAAAAATGGATCTTGGCCGAGATGGCGGGCGCGGACAACGCAGGCGCCCCGATGATCCTGGACCGTGGCGCCAAGTGGCTCAGCCAGGCTATGACCGGGCTGGATGCCCAGCACCTGGAGACACGGAACTACCAAGGCGCGGAAATCTGCCGCTTCATGGGCGTTCTGCCGTCCAAAGTGGGATTCACCGATAAGGCGGCCACCTACGCCAGCGCGGAACAGTTCGCCATTCAGCACGTTGTGGACAGCCTGGGGCCGTGGTACGCACGGATCGAGCAATCCGCCGACATCAACCTGCTGACACCAGCTGAGCGCGCGCAGGGCTACTACTTCAAATTTATCGCGGCCGGCCTGCTGCGCGGCGCGCTCAAGGATCAGGGCGAATACTTCGCGCGTGCGCTGGGCTCTGGCGGATCGCCGGCCTGGATGACGCAGGACGAAGTACGCGCCCTGGATGAACTCAACCCGATGGGCGGCGAGGCCGCCAAACTGCCGCCGCGCGCTGGCAGCGTTCCCGCGCCCGTTGCGGCCTGAAAGGAAAGACCATGACCACCAAAACCCTCGATTTTCAGTGCGAACTGAAGGCCAGCGGCGACACCGGCACCTTTGAAGGGTACGGCTCCATTTTCAACATCACCGACAAGGGCGGCGACATCGTTGTCCCAGGTGCCTTTGCCGAGACGCTGGCCGCACAGAAAGCAGCCGGCCGCCTGCCCGCCATGCTCTGGCAGCACCGCCAAGCCGAGCCCATCGGCGTTTACACGAGCATGGAAGAGGACGCCGTGGGCCTCAAGGTCAAGGGCCAATTGGCGCTGAAGACCGCCCGCGGCGCCGAAGCCTACGAACTGATGAAGATGGGCGCGCTCTCTGGCATGTCCATCGGCTACCGCAGCCGGGACGACAGCTACGACCGCGTGACCGGCGTGCGCTCCCTGAAAAAGCTGGACCTGGTGGAGCTGTCGCTTGTCACCTTCCCCATGAATGACGCATCCCGCGTCTCAGCCGTCAAGACGATCGAAGAGCTTGACAGCCTGTCCGAAATCGAGCGCCACCTGCGTGATGTTTGTGGCCTATCGAAGAGCGAGAGCACCGCCCTGGTGTCTCGCGTCAAAAGCGTCATCAGCCGGAGTGATTCCGGGGAAGGCGATATGTCCCTGGCCGACTTGGCCGCAGTCCTGAAAGGCTGCAAAGCCATCTAGTCCAACCGTTCCCAGTCCCCCGAACCAACGGCCGCCCTTGAGGCGGCTTTTTCATTCCCGAAAGGAAAACATCATGGAAATCAAAGACATCGCAACCATGCTCGAAGAGCGCAAAAAGGCTTATGACGAGCTGCAGAAGACCGTCACCGAACTGGCCGCAGCCAAGGCTGACGGCAAGGCCGTGGGCGACCTGACCGCCAAGGTCGAAACGCTGTCCAAGGCGTGCGACCAGTTCGACGAAATCAAGACGGCAGTGGAAGAGCTGCAAAAGAAGGCCAACCGCCCACAGACCGACGGCGAAATCAAGGCCGCCGCCGACCTGGGCGAAGAAGTCAAGCAGTTCAACCTGATGCTGCGCGCCGACTTCCAGGCCAAGGGCCGCCCGGCACCCGCTGACGTGGATGCCAAGGCTTACACCGAGTATAAAAACGCCTTCTTCAAGGTGATGACCGGCACGCCCCTGGACAACCTGTCTAGCGACGAGCGCAAGGCCATGTCCGCAGGCTCGGACCCGGACGGCGGCTACCTGCTGCCCCCCTCGACCGTGGGCCGCATGGTGTCCAAGCTGTACGAGCAGTCCACGATGCGCCAGTTGGCCACCGTGCAGCCGATCAGCACCGACAAGCTGGAAGGCATCGTTGACAACAACGAAGCAGACGCCGGCTGGGTTTCGGAGCTGGGCACCCGCTCGGACACGACCACCCCGCAAGTGGGCAAGTACGAAATCCAGGCGCACGAGATGTACGCCATGCCCAAGGCCAGCCAGAAGATCCTGGACGACGCCGCGGTCAATGTGGAATCGTGGCTGGCCGGCAAGGTGGCCGACAAGTTCGCGCGCGTCGAAGGCACGGGCTTCACCACCGGCACGGGCGTGGGCCAGCCGCGCGGCCTGTTCAGCTACACCACGGCAGCGACGGGCGACGACACCCGCACCTGGGGCCAGTTCGAGCACGTTGTGACCGGCGCCAGCGGCGACTTCCACACGACCAAGGCCGACCCCCTGCAGGATCTGCTGGGCGCGTTCAAGGACCAGTACCTGCAGCGCGCCAGCTGGCTGATGCGCCGTGAGGTGCGGACCAAGATCCGCAAGATGAAGGAAGCCACCAGCGACCGCTACCTGTGGGAGCCGTCCCTGCAGATGGGTCAGCCTGACCGCCTGCTGGGCTACCCGGCGCGCGTGGACCAGTACGTCCCCGCCATCGCAGCGAACTCGCTGTCTCTGGCGTTCGGTGACTTTGCCGAGGCTTACACCATCGTGGACCGCATGGGCATCCGCACGCTGCGCGACCCCTTCACCGCCAAGCCCTACGTCGTGTTCTACAGCACGAAGCGCACTGGCGGCGGCGCCGTCAACTTCGAGGCCGTCAAGTTCCTCAAGTTCGGCACCTGATCGGCTGGGCCGGCGCTAAGGCCGGCCCGTCCTTAACCTCAAACACCGAAAGGAAAATCATCATGGAAATGTTCAACAACATCAATCTCAAGCGCGTGCTATCACCCGTGTCCGTGGCAGACAACACCGCGCAAGTCGGCGAGGTCATCGACCACCAGGGCCTGCCCGTGGGCGGCGCGGTGTACGTCATCGCTACCGGCTCCATTGGCGATGCCGGCGCCGAGTTCACCACTCTGCTCGAAGAGTCTGACGCATCAGGCTCTGGCTTTGCTGCTGTGGCAGACGCCGACCTGCTGGGCACCGAGGCGCTGGCCAGCTTCATCCAGACGGATGACAACAAGTGCTTCAAGCTGGGCTACAAGGGCATCAAGCGTTACACGCGCCTGACCATCACCCCGACGAACAACGCCACGGCGGCGCTGATCGCTGCGGTCTGCATCACGCAGCCGCTGCTTGGCCCGACCAGCAACCCACCGGCCTGATACCAGGCCACTACGTGAAAAGCCCTCCCCGCGAGGGCTTTTTTCATAGGACACGCGCATGAAATTCAAAGTCATCACCGCAGTGGGCACTGAGCCCATCAACCGGGCCGAGGCAAAGCTGCACCTGGGCCTGGACGACATGGGTGGATCACACCCGGATGACGCCATCATTGACGCCCTGATTACCGGGGCACGCCAGCACGCAGAGCACTACACCGGCCGCGCGCTGGCCCAGCAGACCCTGGAGGCGGCGCTTGACGAATTCCCGGACAGCGATGACGACCGCATTGACCTGCCGCGCCCGCCAGTTGCCAGCATCACCAGCGTGAAGTACACCGACACCAGCGGCACCGAGCAGACAATTTCCGGCAGCGCCTACGCCCTGAGCACTTACGGCGAATCGCGCACCGTGGCCCCGACCAGCGGGAACTACTGGCCGGCCACGCAGGACATTCCTGACGCTGTTCGCATCCGCTACGTGACCGGCTACGCGGCCACCGGGGCAGGGGCTGAATACACCGTGCTGCCCAAGGCTGTGCGCCAAGGCATGCTGATGCACATCAGCCTGACCTATCCCCGCAACGTGTTCACGCCATCCGAGCGCGAGGCCATGGAAACCGCCCGCGATTCCCTGCTGAACACCATCAAGGACTGGAGCTTTTCGTGACGCCAGACCTGGGGCCGCTGGATCGGCGCATCCGCATCGAGCAGCGCGGCACAACGGACGGCGACTACGGGCCGCAGCCGGGTTCCTGGACGACTTACGGGACGTTCTGGGCCACGGTTTTGGAGGTTCTGCCAAGCCGCGGCGAAAGTCAGGCCGATGGCGTGCGGATTGCCGAGCGCCCGGCCCGCGTGCGCATGCGCTACGTGCCCGGCATCACCAGCGCCATGCGGGTGATCTACCTGGACCGCAGCGACCGGGCGATGAAGATCATCGCCCAGCCGGTGGAGCTGGGGCGGAAATTCGGGCTTGAGTTCATGGCGGCTGACTTCACGACTACAGGGGAAGCGACCTGATGGCAGATGTGAAAGTCAAAGGGCTGGCGGATCTGAACAAATTCCTCCAGCAACTGCCCGCCAAGGTAGAACAGAGCGTCCTGCGCGGCGCGCTGCGTGCCGGCGCCAATGTCGTGATGGCAGAGGCAAAGGCCAATGTCCCGGTGGCCAGCGGCCAGCTGCGCGACGGGCTCAAGATCAGCACCAGCAGCCGGCGCGGCCGCGTGACCGCCAAGGTCAAGGCGACAGGCAAGCACGCATTTATTGCCCCGTGGCTGGAATACGGCACGGCGGCGCACAAGATCACCGCCAAAAAGGGTAAGGGACTGTTTTTCGGCGGCCTGTTCGTCAAAGGCGTGCAGCACCCCGGCTCCCGGCCAAAGCCTTTCATGCGCCCGGCG